TGTGTTATACTGATCTCATGGATGACATCGACGAAACAACTGCCCCAGCGAATCAGCCGCTGTCGATCGTGCCGACAATCGTTGCCGCGGTCGGCGAAGAAGAGATCGTCGAGATGCTGGTCGAAGAGAGTCGATTCAAAGGCGAACCAGAACTTCGAGCGTCGGCGGCTCGACTACTCGAAGCCGGGTACACCGTCTCGAACGTCGCTCGAAGACTCAAAATACGTGCCTCGACGGTCTGGAAGTGGTCATCTGAGCCTGAGATCGCTTCCTCGATCAGAGCCGGGGCCGAATATCGACGGAAAGTAATAGGTCAAGACCTCGAATCCGCCGCGGAAGACGCACTTTCAGCTCTCGTGGAGATAGTTCGAGACCCTGGCATCAATCCAAAAGACAGAGTGAAGGCCTCAGAGGTTATTTTAGACCGCTGCGGCTTGATTTCCGGCCCGGAATCGGGTCAAACTACTGCCGTCGCGGTCGATATTGACTTCGACGAGCGCCTGGCTCGCATTGTAGCCGGAAACCGGAGTTGAAATATGCATGGACAATCCCCAAAAATGGTTATCATGGTCAAAAAAGCGGCCATGGGCGACGAACACCCCGACTTTTCCGGTCCCGGCTTCGCAAAAGCCCGGAAAATGATGATTATGTCGGCCTCCGGCCCGGAAGAACCGGAAACTATCATGGAGGAGCCGTCCGAATCGCCGGATATGGCGTCTAAAATGACGCCGGACGACCATGCTGAGATCATGGAGGTCGTCAAGGAGCTTCGGAAGGCGTCAAAGAAGCACGCCGGACAGGCTGACCGCCTCGAGGCACTGTGCGACCGTATGATGGGCAAGTCAGACGACGAAACGCCGGACCCTGACGTCTACGGTGGCGACGCTCGAGAGTTAGAGTAGTCCAGACACGAGAAAACCCCCACCGGTCGACGATATGCCGAGCCGATGGGGGCGGGAGTGAACTTTACGGTTGACCTTCGGTCCCTGGTAACGTATCACCAGTGAACCGGGTCGTCAAGATCGGAACTGTTGCAGGTGCTCGGAGAGCTGACTTAGGCTCAGCTGTACCTCATGACCAAATCCGGCCTGGCTAAGCTTGTCCAGATCTTCGAGCCACATAGCGACCACACGCGCGTCTGGTCGGTCCGTCTCGATATGGGCGCCGGTTAACTCTTCTATCTTATTCTCGAGCAGCCCAGCAGCCGTCTGGACGGCTTCTATGGACTCTCGGATAGCTTGGGTGTGTTGGTGACGCGTCGAGTCGCTCGACTCCTCCACGCCATGCACTGCGTTTTCTATACGGAATGCATGAGTGAAGATAGAGTCTGTCTGTGTCTCGAGCGTTTCAATGATCTTTTGAGTGTTCATGGCGCACCTCCTTAGTGCTTATGGTAGTCGATCTTGGTGATGGTAGCGTCCCAGCATGCGCGGCAATCTCCGCATTCGTTATCCTGGGTCGGTGCGGGGCATTCGTGCCCGTCTCCATGGTTAACGGTCGAATAAGGGATACCGTCACGTCTCCATGCCTTCGGACCGTCCACACCCAGCATGGGCGCCGACATGCGGATCACCAGGTTAGCGGGCCAGTCTTTCGTTGCTTTCTTTACCTTGCGGACGGCTGCATACTCTTTAGACGGAGCCCAAAACTTGACGTGTGGCAGCTGACGTGCGATCTGTACCCATCGGTTAATGTGCTCCACGGATTGAAAATCTCCACTATCGTGGATACGAAAATAAGCGTCAGAAGGGTTCGTGTAACGCTCAATCATAAAAGTCATCGCCTCGACCCACCGCGGACGGTCGATAGCTGCCAGTCGCCGATGTAGTCCCTTTTGAACGGATGGCGTCCCGTAGTTACCGCGGAACGCATAGCAACCAGCGCAGACCGATCCGGCAATCTTTCGCAGTTTCGATCCTACGTTACACTCTGACGCAGGTAGCGACGTGGCATAGCCTGGCATCTTGGACGGCTTACCCAGTCCTGACGCGTGACCGATTATTTCTTGTGCCTCTTTAACCAACATTGTTACTCCCTTGTCGAGTGGGTTTTGTCTCGACATGTTTATAGCTTATAGGATCTATACCAAGGTGTCAAGCATAAAATAAAATAAAATCGATACACCAGTTTAATCCTATATAACTTTCAGCCCCTCGAGGTTCCGCCGGTCGTTGTTTCGTCGGTCCGTCCGGTCCGTCCGGTCCGGAAACTATCACGAGACGCGCCGCTTAGTCTTGTCCGGTCAACACAAGAGCTCGAGGTTACTTGAGGGGCTGAAATTGCCGACCTCGAGCGCCGAGCTCTTGACGTCGAAAGACCAGGGTTAAAGTAGCGGTTCAAGTTTCGCTGACCTCGAGCACCTCGAGCGTCTTGACATTCTCTTAACACAATACTTGACACCTTGGTTTGATATCGTGCTATAGTTAGTGCGGGTCAACCCTTTATCGACCCATTGGAGTGAACATGGAAACTGCGCCCATTATGCGATGCGTTGATTGTGGTAGTCACAATCTCGTCTCGTCTGCGTTAGTCGACTTTAACACTGGCGACGTCTTAGAATATGGCAGTGAGCCCACACATTGCGCTGATTGCCTCTCGACTAACTTTCGACCGATCATCCATCCCAAGGACGTTATCCTCGCTGCCTTATATGCTGCAGACGATAACGGTCATGATATGCTTGACCTTGGGGATACTTTTATTGTGGATTATGCCATCGGCGCTATCGTGTCCGATATCCTTGACTCTGCAGGCGACTTCCCTGAAAGCGGTTATCTAACTTCGCTGGCTTTCGAGAACCCTGACGGATCGTTTCTCGATAACTCGGATCAATCACCATACTCGCGCGCTGAGTTAAGACCGCACCTAATGGATGCCGTCGCCGAGTATCTCCAGAACCATCGGACCGATTCGGCCTGGGTCAAGGCCTGACCTTTTCCGTCCGGTCCGGTCGGTCCGTCCGGTCCGGTCGGTCCGGCCGGGTCTCCTACCTCGCCGGACGCCGGACATAATATAAAGAGATCGACCGTCGCGGATTTGGTTCGGCGGTTTCGTTCGCCGGTCCGCCGGTTCCGGACTCCGGACGCCGGACCCGGAACTATCATCATATCTCGAGTCGAGCGCGCCTCGAGCTCGAGACCAGACGCAGAAAAGCCCCACGACCCGAAGGCCATGGGGCTATTGTTTTATAGTTGATGTCGGCTTTTCACGTCGACGGCTTCATAGGATACGCCGAGCTCGCGCGCCTCTCTTATCGGTTTGTCTGAAGTCAGGTAACCTTGGGTGACCAACCATTCGATCGCAGTTGAATGGTAATAGTGATCACCATACCCGTAGGTGATCGGGCTACAGTAGGCAGGTTCCACGTCGTTGTCGATATAAATCGTTGCTGTATGATACGTGTTACCGTATGAATCTTGCCAGCGTTTACCGTGTACCTCTATCGTTTGCATTGTAAAGTCCGATGCCCCAATGGGGCGGTTAATGGTTTGTGACGTCAATATTGACGCAGCGTTGAACGTGAAGGGGATGGACCTTGTCGGCCCAAAATTCGTCATTCATCCGAGTGTAAATCGTCGCGTTCTCCTCGATATCTTTAGCGATCAAAGTATTCTCGAGTTGATCGAGTATTAGATGCTGTTCACTTGTGAACTGAGTGCCTTGATGATCTTCAAACCACTTATCGAGTTCGTCGATTGTTTTGACATTAGCTATAAGTTCATCAAGTTCCCGCTCGATCTGTATTTCTGTTTTCCGTGTCGTCATTGTAAAGTCCAATGTCCCCCCTTGTGGGGGGACGGTTAGGGTTTATTTGGTCAGGGTTTAGCCGAATACTGCAGCATGACCGAAGCTATCGAAGTCGTCAGGGTCGCCTATGAGATCCTCAACTGCCTCACGTGGAGTTGAACCACTATCGAACGCATCGCGCCAGCATCGATCTCCGATGTCGAATACTCCGCAATCGATTGCTTCGATCACAATGAAGTCAACTTGAGCCAGCCAACGTCGGAACGGTTTATGTTCTGGTGCGTCTCCACAATAGAACAGAAAGGTAGGATCTTCCATGCACATTTGAACGTGATTAGCGCGCCGTATTTTGATGCTCATTTTCTCGTCTCCATTGGATTCAGGAAACCGTAAAGAGCGATCGAAAAGCCCGTTGACATGCATAAAGCGGCAACGGTCATTAGAAAAGTTTGCATTATATCCACTCCCATGGATTCATTGATGCTTGATTGCATCGTCAAGTCCCCCTTTTCAGGGGGACTATCGTTGCACTCAAACTATCCGATTCTCGATCGTCGCGTCGTTATCTGGCTGACTTCAGACACTCGGAGATACTTAGTCTTAAGTCGAGCATCTTGGAGGGTCGGAGTCCGAAGCGGTTCAAGTAGTTCGGATTTGGCGTCCGTTATACTTTCGTACCGTCCATCCGTCGCCAGTTTGACGATCGCCGCAATCGTTTGGTCGTTCGTCCGATTGATGAACAGGGGCGCCAATTTGGCCCATGATATGTTTCGCTTACCTGGTTTAGGATCGCCTATGATAAGACCGAACCCGATACCAGGAACGAACTCCCCATGATATTCACCAGGGTCCACCAAACTACGTGCGGAGCAAGGGTTACCGTTTCGATCCGTATAGGCTTTTGGCCCGTTGACCTTGCGAGCAAGGGAGTTTAGAGCGATAGCTTGAATTGGTGAAAACATTTTCGCTTGATCTGTCATTGTATACCTTTGAATGTTTCAGGGTTTATTGTTTGTTTTCGGCTGGCTACCATTGCCACCAGTCGAGACCTCAACCTCTGTCTGAATCGTCACCCCTTAGACCTCCAATATTCTAAGGGACTGCCTCATGAGAGGGAGCGTCTATAGGGCTTTTCAAAGAGCGTGTCTTAAGGGGTTCCCCCTTTCGACACTTATAGTCTATGCCAGGGTGTCAATAATGTTAAACAAAATATTGAAGAAAACTCGATACTATAGGTTGAACCTTGGTTTTCAAAGACGATCACTTTTAAGGGAAACACGATCACCTATAAAGGAAACAGAGTATCGGGCTATTGACTTGGCAAGGGTGAGCTCCATCCTTTACGTTAAGGATCCCAACAAATCGACTCATTAGTAGACTGACTTTCAGCCCTCAAAGTTTCGGTGTTGGCTTGTCAAGACCAAACCCGATCCTCCACATGATAGTGGCCAGTTCCAACGAATCTACCGACCAGTAGAATGGGGTTCGAAACCACCTTAAAGGTATTACTTGAGCTCCGGTCTTTTTTGTTCTCGAGACAAAGACCCCACCACCCCCCTACGTCGTGTCGCCGGGCCCCTACGTAGAGCCCTTTCATTCGGCGTGTGTATTTTTCAAACTCCATACCAACTTGTCAAAAGACACCTCGGTTGTTATGCTGACTGAGGAGGTCATATGGACATTACACTTACACTGGATGATTCGGTTCTCGCGCAACTCAATGCGGCAATCGAAGAGATGAAGAAAACACCCACCGTCGTTGAGCTGGGCGTCGACGTCACGTATGAGATGGTGGCTCGAGCAGCGTTGGTTCGCGGACTCAAGACGTTCAAGGGAGCGCCTGAACCTGTTCAAGAGAAACCCAAACCCCGTCAGGGACCCAAGGCCGAAGCCAAGAAAAAATCTGAGCCTCCCCCAGAAAGTGATACCAAGGTGGTAACGACCGATGACGGGAAGATCGTGCCTCCCTCAGGCTGGCAGAAGTGGAGTGCTGGTGAGCGCGTACCCACAAGTCAGGCAGACTGTCACGCGTACTACGAACGAAACGGTTGGTCTCGTTGGTGGGGCGACTCTGGTCGGGAGACCCTGTCGTTTTACTGGTGTCCGACAGTAGAAGAACAAGAAGGACTCGAACCGTTTCCAGTCGCGAGTCCTTCAGGTAAGAAAGTGTTGGTGCAAGAAACTCCGTGGGGGCCTGGGCATATCATCCCCCACGGGTGGTAGTTTCAGGGTTGCAGGTCGAGCCACTTCTCAGCGATGTGAGCCGCGTCTTCTGCGTCTACGCCGTCGACAACGATCTCACCGCCAGAGAAACCAATAGCTAACGTGGAACGCGCGACTCGAATAGAGTACGCGTACCGCAAGTTGATGTACTGAGTCGTCAGTTTATCTGTGCCCTCTTGAACCGTCTCGAACACCACAACGGGGTTCTTGGGTGATTCAGGGAATACTACTTCTGTGCGTTTCATTTCAGTGACTGTGCCTCACGCCGTAAGGCGTCCATGATCTCATTGAACCCGCGGGCTTCGCCCTTAGATGTGCCGCCTGCTTGCCCCGTACCCAAGTTCATCAGACTCATCGACTGAGGAACGGGTTCGGGTTCTGGTGCTTCGGGCTCAGGCTCGGGCATCTTGTACTTGCCGCGCACCATCGCCAGTGCGTCTTCTCGGTCGATTCCGCCAGTACACAGAACACAAAGGCTGTAGAATGCTTCGTCGTTGGCGTATACGTCATTAGCCGTCTCTTGAATCCAGGCTTCAAACTCATCCACGGCAGAATTAATCTGTGCTTCTTCTTGTTCTTTGATGTGACTTTCGAACTCTTCGATTCGACTTAGAGCGGCGTCTCTTTCTTTCATCAGAGCTTCCAGCTCTTCTGTTCGACCTTGAGACGCGTTTCCCACATTCTTTTCGTGCTCTTCTTTGAGCGCGAGCAAACGTTCTTCATGGGTATGTTTGAGGGTTTCAATCTCAGTCTTCAGGTCGGCGATTGGATCTTTCTCTCCATACAACCACTTACTGACACGAGCTTCTTGAGACTTGATTTGCGCCTCTCTGTCCTCGAGCGCTTTACGACGCGCAGCGTTCTCCTCGAACGCTTTGGTGTATCCGCGTTGCCAGTTTTTGTACTTCGTTTCCATGCCTTGAAGTAGAGCCTGTCGCGTACCTTCTTCGAACTTGTTGAACCACTCAGCGTCTTTCATGCTGCTGAGTTCTCCGTTCCAGTCGATGACTGTACCGAGATCGGATTCGTTAGAAGCCTCTACGGGCTCCGACGACTCAGCTGGTTCACTTGCTTCGATAGAATCTGTAGCTTCGACAGGTTCAGTAGCTTCTACGGCTTCACTGCTCTCCTGAGGTTCGACTACCTCTCCTTCAATCTCACTCATTCTACATCATCCCCTCTGGCGGCATTCCGCCTGGCATTGCTGCTGGAGGCGCCATTGCTGCTGCGTCGGCCATACCAGCATCCATCATTGGATCCATTGGTGCAGGTGCGGGAGGTAACCCGGCTTCTGCCATTTGAGCTGCGAGCTCAAGAAGACGCATACGAAGATTGAAGTCACCAGCAATCATCTTGGCCAAGTCTTCAATAGACTTACCTCGAGTCTCAGCCATTTCTTGTGCTGCTTCGTACACTGCCTTGGCTTGCGCGTCGTCAGCGTTAAGAACTTCCTTCAGTGCTCCCATGTCATCGACCATCTCGTCCTCTGGCATTTCGCCTTCAGGACCAGCGCCTGCTGCCATCTCGGTCATTTCTTTTGGTGTGTCGGCGGTGGCGTCCATAGGAGGCGCTTCGTCAGGCATCATGTCGTCTTCTTTTTTCATGGGTGTGTCCTTTTGCCCGCTAAGGGCAGAGAAAATTTTTGAGTTGATTAAGTCAATTACAGGTTGAATATCTCGGTCGAATGAGATGGGCTTTTTGTTATCAAGGATATCTTGAGCATTGGCTCGTATTTGTTCTTCGTTTAGTTCAGCCATTGCTTTGTCCTGCCTGTGTGATTGTAGACCCTGACTTACTAACGTGAAGTCGTTGGCCTTTCTTGAGCGTCTTCTTCAACGCTTTGGCTTCGGATTTCATCTCGGCTACCATCTTGTTGGACAGTCCTTGCGACTTTCGATGTGCCCATTGACGATGCCGGGCTTCGTCAGAGCGGGTCTTCTTATCGGTGTCGCTGTCGCTTTCAACAACGATTTTCTTGTTTGGGTATCGTTGCTGAATGACATTCATTGCACGGTCGTACTCTTCACGGGTCTCGCAGACGCCCAACACACCTAAGTCGACTTTCTTGAAGCTCTTGATTCCGTCGCCTTTGACCCCAGGAAACTTACCGTGGCCCCAATGAACAGAACGAGCCCCACCGCAAGACGGACACGCAGGGGGACCGTCGGCGCGTTTGTAGAAGACATGATCCTCCTGGTGACTGCATGAGTCACACTTCAATCCATGAGCGACAAAAGACATACTCAGTAAGACCCTTTAGACTTTCCGTTGCCGGTTCCGCCTGCTTTGGTTTTCATTTCGTCGAGCTTCTTTTTAGCCGGGTCTTTTTTCTTACCTTTCTTTCCGTGATACATATCAACCTCTCTATGTAAATGGTGTACCGAGTCCGCCTGCTTGTGCCAGCAGTCGGTTAATCATCTTTTGCGGATCTGGGGGTGCTTGAACCGCCGCTGTGGGTTTCTGGGCCTCTGCCTCGACCGTTGGTGCGGTAGCCGCTTCTGTGGGTCGACTACCTCGCATCAACATAGCTGCACGCTCGTCGCGGCTGGCCTTTGACCAGTCGCTGGCTGCAATCCCCGACCCCTCGGGAGGGAAGCTGGCTTCAAGCTGAGCGTCGGTGGGCTGTACCATGGCCATGCTACTTCTCCTCTTCTCGAGCTTTTCGCTTCATCTCATCAATCAGCGCTTTGGGGTCTTTGCTTTTGATGATGCCCTTTTGTAGCGCGTCCGGTAGATTCTTCTGACCACCCTTGAGTGCCGGGTTGTTGTCATACTTTTTAGTCTTTGCCATGACTATTCTCCAAATGGCCACTTAAGAAGGATGTAGCTAAACTTGTCACCGTAAGACTGAGCAGACTTTCGGCATAGATCAAGTAGGGCCTCGAAGTGAGCCGGGTCTCTCACCACTTGGCAGCCTGCCGAGTATAGCCCAACCTTGGATACAAGTCGATGAGCTGATGCGCGATGGCAGTTGATTCCAAAGTAGCCCCAGTGTTGTTTGCCTTCTGCGTCTACTTGGTCGTCTTTGTTGTTGTCTCGATAGACAGCGACTTGCCCGCCCGTCTGGGCCAACGCAGGGTAGTATCCGCGGTGCATCCCCAGTTGCCAGCAACTCTTGAACTGGATGTTCTCGCACAACACGGCAGTTCCGCCTCGAGACGCGTTACCCTTTTCGAGCCAAGCGGTGCCGGGGTCTGTCGTTGCAGGGTATAGGTCCATCTGGAGTGTGCCTTCATCATCGTGGTACAGAGCGCCGACCCAATCATCCCACATGTCTGACTGCGTGTCATTGTTGCGTATACCAAACAACGTAAGGTTGTACGGTCCTTTGAAGACGCGACCGCCCACTTTTCGGATCTGGTCCGCTACTTTTTCTGGGCTTAGGCCCAGGGGGCCAGGCAGAGCCTCCGGCAAGTCTTGATTACATAGGGGGCACTTCTCACTCACGCTCCACCTCCTGCCCAGACAATGCAGACTCTTGCCGAGGCACATTTGAAATCAAGCGCCTGGCAGTATCCCAGGTCTCCTGCGTCGATTGCCAACTCAGGGTCTGACTCGTCACCAATCCCTTTTGCGATACATTCGAGTGTTTGATCCGTTGTGTCGAAAAAGCTGCAGTTGGCGCAACGCATCGTCATGACGTTTTCAATGCTGTCGTTGAATCGATCTGCGTACTTTTGCCAAAACTCTTTGTTGCCGCCTTCTTCGTCAAGACCTGGGTTCGCTGGTCCGTACTCTTTGTTGTCGAGTGCGTTCTGTCGATTCTCAAGATTGAGCTCAAGATTCACAGTGGGTTCAGGGCACGCATCCATGTTCTGCGCGTCCCGCTTCATCGTTCCCATCATTTCGTAGTATTCGACCATGACGTCCTCAGCTGCTCGCCTTGCGTTTCTTTTCTTCTTTCAACGCGTAGTAGTCTTTGTTACCTTTCTTTCGATTGGTAGCACGCGCCACGATCCTAACATTGTCGAGGCTATTTGTTCCGCCTTTCGACAAAGGCTTCTTATGATCGACCTCTCGAGAGTCGCCTTTCTTGAGCCCCGCATCGCGGCGTGCTTTGTTCCGGGCAGCCCGGTTCTTCTTCTGTTCGGGCTGCTTGTGGTACTCGTCGTACTCTTTGCGGTAGTTGCGCGCCATTATGCTACCGCGCTTTTTGCGCGTCTTTTAGATTCAGCGTCCATTTCGGCTTTTGTGAGTGTGCCCTTGCGTGCTTTTCGCGCAATCCGATTTTGGATTATGGCTTCTTTGGCTTTGTTGAACGCGCCTTTGACATATTTCGCAGGACGCTCTACGCCTCCGACTTTTACGTAAGGTTGCTTTCGTCGTTTGTTCTGGCCTTTCACTGCTTTGCGCATCATCTTTCTTTTCTTATCAGACATGACTACCTCAAATCTGTGTCGTGTTTCTTGCTACCGCGCAGGAAACTGTTGACTCGACCCATGGCCCACTGATGGGCGGATACGCCAGGACGGGAGCCTGATGAGAAGAATGCGCCCAGACCTCGCTTGTAGACTTTAATCAGAGTAGCCAGGCTCACACCTTCTTTCTCTGCGGCTTTCTTGCGAAGGGTCTCTCTGGTCTTTGGACTGACTTTCTTACCCGATCCACGGGCTTCGTCAGAGCGGGTCTTCTTATCGGTGTCGCTGTCGCTTTCAACAACGATTTTCTTGTTTGGATATCGTTGCTGAATGACATTCATTGCACGGTC